TTAATCTCCGATTCGCCTAGCCTGGTATGGCACTTCATTTGGGATGAAGAATAACGGGAGTTCGAATCTCTCATCGGAGACCACTTTATTATTGCCCCGGTGACGGAATTGGTATACGTGTTGGTCTTAGAAACCAAATTTTAGGAGTTCGAGTCTCCTCTGGGGCACCAATAATTATATTAGGATATAAAATGTTTTATGATATGAATGTTCCTGTTTTAATTTCAAGATTCAAATCACATAGTATCGTCAAGGATAAAATTTTAGATATTATAAAAAATGATACAGGAACCGCAAATCATACTGAAGGGGATAGCATCGCCAGAACAGATTGGTTTGTTCATAAGGATATTCCAAGAAAATACATTGATATATTACTTGACCCGTTGATTGATCACCTTAAAGAAAGTTATAAACCTCTCAACGTCACTGGATTTAATATTCATAATTTTTGGTACCAGCAGTATCTTACAAACTCTTATCATGGTTGGCATAGTCATCCTTCCTGTCATTATACAAATATTTATTTTTTAGAGATGGAAAATGATAGTTTAAGCACAGAAATTAAACACCCAACTGATCCTACCAAAATAATAAAGTATGATGTACATGAGGGTGATATTTTGTCATTCCCTGCTTTCATATTACACAGATCTCCAAATAATATATTTAAATCTAGAAAAACGGTGATTGCATTCAATGTAGATTTTTTAAAATATGGGGGTATAGATTATATTCCTTAATGCCTGGATAGCTCAGGGGTAGAGCGCCCTCCTTACAAGTGGGATGTCCGCGGTTCGAAACCGTGTCCAGGTACCAGTTGATTAGAGTGATTGTTCTCTATATAATCACGTTGTGGTAGAAGTGGATATAGCCGAATTGGTATAGGCAATGGACTTAAAATTCATAATCTGTGGGTTCGAGTCCCACTATCCACACCAAAGGAGTAATTATGACTGATATGAAATTATCGCGTGAGCAGATAAAAAAGTTTGTTGACATATACGAACACTTCCATGAGATTCAACACTTCACAGTACAGTGTCTTGAAGATGGTAAGATATCGGTTACATTCAATCTAGATGATGTTGAATTGATCAAAGATCAAACAAACGAACAGTATACAAAAGAGTTTGTTCTTGACTCTAAACTAAATTAAAACCAGTAAATTAATTCCGGCTTTCGTATAATGGATAATACAAAAGGCTTCTACCCTTTGAATGTGGGTTCGATTCCTGCAGGCCGGACCAAGAATCATGCGGGGTTGGCATAGTGGTTGTGTTCTAGCCTTCCAAGCTAGCTAGAGGAGTTCGAATCTCCTACCCCGCTCCACATAAATACAATTATGAGAAACTTAATCCTTACACTTGATAGCACCGGATATCCAAACAACTGGATGAGCTGGCAAGATGCAGTTCTGCTGAAATGCAAGGGATTGATTGCGTGGGAATTCGGTGACGAAGAATATACCTTTAGAGGTGGTATCTCTCGTATGACCGGTGAGCAATCCCACGTCGAAGTTTCCTCAATCATTGCTCTGAAATCAAAATTCAAATACGAAAAAAGAACACCAGTCTTTTCTAACAGAAACTTGTTCAGAAGAGACTTGCATACCTGTGCTTATTGTATCAAGACTTTTGGTGATGCGGAGTTGACAAAAGACCACATCCACCCAGAATCTAGAGGTGGTCCCACTTCTTGGATGAACTGCGTGACTGCATGTAAGAAGTGTAACGGTAAAAAGGACAACAGAACACCTGAGGAAGCAAGCATGCTACTTGGATACGTTCCGTATGTTCCTGATAGAGCCGAAGCACTTGTTCTGCAAAATAGAAATATTCTAGCAGACCAGATGAAGTTCCTGTTGAACTTTATTCCTAAACATAGTAGAGTGTGGGCCTCGGTTTAATTTAAATAAGGATTGTAATGAGTAAATATTTGTCTGATGTGATTCGAGATAAAATGAAGAAGGACAATCACAGGTTCTTTGCCTGTGATAATATCTCCAAGTACCTCCCAGAAGAAGCAAAGCCAGAGCTCATTAGTGAGCTTGCTGAGAAGTTTCAAGGTGTCCTTAGTTCATTATTGATTGACACAGACAACGATCCTAACTCTAAAGATACTGCCAAGCGTTTAGCCAAGATGTATGTCTATGAGTTGATGGCTGGTCGTTTCGAACCTGCACCTGATACAACATCATTCCCTAACGAAGGTGAGAACCGGTTTGAGGGAATGCTTGTTGCACGTGCTGAGATTCGCTCAATGTGTTCACATCATCACCAGCCTGTTAAGGGTGTTTGCTACATCGGTATCATTCCTACTGGCCGTGTTATTGGACTCTCCAAGTATGTCCGTATTGCTCAATGGTGCAGTCGTCGTGGCCAGTTGCAAGAAGAACTGGTTAACCAGATTGCACGTGAGATTATGAAAGCAACAGATACAGAAAACGTTGGTGTCTATATTGAAGCTACTCATGGTTGCATGGATAATAGAGGTGTGATGGCTCACTCTTCTATGACTCAGACATCAGTTGTACATGGCCTATTCCACAACGACAGTGTTAAGCAAGAGTTCTTTGCAAATATTAAATTACAAGCAATGAAGAGTTGACTTGATAGTTTGGTTATAGTATACTAGTGGAATGAGAGATTTATCAACATTTGCTAAAGAAGTATGGGCTGCAAAAAGTCTTGAGACTAAGAAGAGTGCAATGCTCGTCTTATTGGATCAGTTTCAACACAAGGATAAAATCCAGCAGTTCATCGATGAGGTCAATAGAACAACCTCATCTACTCGTCTCGACTTCTTAGCATCTAATCTTCTCCTACGAGACGGCGATCCGGTGATTTGATTTTTAACTTTAAAGGAAAGTGTATTATGACACAACATGAAAAATTGATTGGCTACTTCAACTCTGGTAAAGAGATTACTCACCGCCAAGCCGCTGGCTTGTTTGGTGTTACTAACCTATCTGCTCGCGTTTCTGAACTGCGTAGCCAAGGTTACTCAATCTACACCAACAAAACCAAGAACGGTAAGACTGCGTTCCGTATGGGCACTCCATCACGTCGTATGGTTGCCTTGGCACATGCCGTTGGTGGTTCAAGCGTATTTGCCTAATTTGGTGAACTAACTATGCCAGCCCTTTTTACTTGGGCTGGCTTTTTTTTATTATGGAGAATGATATGCAACGATTGACAAAGAAATGGACACCTACTCTCGTTGAGGCGTACGGTGATGGAGTAAAGAAAGCTCGCCAAGCTGAATTGCTTGTGATGGAAGCTTTTGCTGGATGGGGATATGAGGTTATTGATCGCGAGTCAGACTTCCAAAGCCAACGACACGGTATTGATCTTGAGATCAAGAAACCAGGCTGGAAGAACTTCTATTCCATAGACGTTAAGTCAAACATGAACAAGTACGGAACATTCTTTGTGGAAACCAAACCAGATGGCTGGTTGCGCGCTACTAATAAAACTAGCGATCGCATTTGCCACGTTTGTGTTGAAACAGGATGGATTGCGTGGTATGCTCGTGAGGATATGATTAAGTGGTTACGTGACAATGGACATCTTCGTGAAGGTTTGTTTGAAGTAACAACTCGTCATAAGTTAAACTTTATAAACAAAAGAAAGGTTGGGTAAATGAATAAATCATTTATTTGGGTCACCTTCCAGAAAGAAGGGATCCACAAGTACCCTGCTGCTGCAACCGATCCCAAGTTAGCAGAAGTATCGTTCTTGGGAAATGAGCACCGTCACATCTTCCACTTTAGAGTGGAGCTAGAGGTGTTTCATGACGACAGGGATGTTGAATTTATTTTGCTGAAACGTGAGTTGGAAAGCCTATATAATAATGGCACCCTACAACTCAATAATATGTCATGTGAGATGCTTGCTTCTGAGCTTGCAATCTACATCAAGGAGAATTATCCAAGGCGTGATCTTCGAATTGAAGTGAGTGAAGATGGTGAGAACGGTTGCCGTATATATTTTGATAATGTTTATGATGATTGGAAATAATTATGGCTAACTTTTGTCACATTGCCCCTATCCCCCATCTTGATATTGTATCCGGTGCACCAGCACACTTGGCGCTAGCTCATTTGGTTGAGACTAGTAACTTGTATACCGACTTCTATAAGAATGAGAAGAAGGAATTCGGATCAACTATCATTCTAGACAACTCAGCATTTGAGATGTACAAGCAAGGTCGTCCTATGTACGACTCTGTGCAACTGATTGCAATGGCTCAGCGAATCAGTGCTGACTACGTTGTGATGTCTGACTATCCTAATGAGATCGGAAGAAAGACAATCAACGCAGCAGAAGTAATGGCTCCTACTCTAAAGGAAAAAGGATTCGGTACATTCTTCTGTCCTCAATCAAAGATTGGTGACTCAGAGGATTTGTTTGCTTCGTTCAACTGGGCAGCTCAGTCCAAGTTAGTTGACTACATTGGTGTATCAATTCTATCGATTCCGAATGCGTACGGAGTAGAGAAAGGAAACAAGCTGCAACGGTTTGTTAGTAGGTTTATGTTTATGCAAGACCTACAAGACTCCGGTATCCTTGATACTGCAAAAGCAAACGGTAAGAAGATCCATCTATTGGGTATGCTAGACGGTCCTAATGAGATTCGTTTGATGTCTCAGTTTGCTCAGTACATTGATACCTGGGATAGCAGTGCAGCTATTTGGTATGGCCTTCATGCTGGTGAAATGTTTGATGCCTCTCCCACTGGGATCCTTGAAGGTAAGTATGAGGTAGAGGTTGACTTTGAATTCGCTGCTACTACTGATAAAGTGTTGACTGCAAAGACAAATAAAGAGACAATAGATGAACTGATGATGATCTACCTACCAGATTACATCACAGATGAAGAGTGGTTTGTTACAGAAGATGATTCAATATGACATACAAATACAATGAGGCAAAGTATCTAAGAGATCTTACCGACTATGTTGATGGGACTTACGGTGAACACTATGTTGCTAAAGAGATCCAAGTAATTGATATATGGGAGTCGCTTGATTCTCTTGATACAACTGCAAGAGATACAGCAATTAAGTATCTTTGCAGATACGGTAAGAAGCAAGGTAAGAATAGGAAAGATCTATTGAAGGCCATGCATTATATTATTCTAATGATGTATGCAGAAGATAACCTGCAGGAAGGTAAAGTATGATCCATATATTGGGTGAGAATTCAAACTCCAGATTAACAGCTGTACAGGATGGCGATAGTCAACCTAATGCTATTGATCTAAGACTCGGTAAGGTGTTTGCAATCAATAATAACTTGTTTGAACTTAGCGAACAAGATAAGAGAAACCGTGGTACATATCAGTTGATGCCAGATGGGGAAGGCTGGTACCATTTGAGTGAAGGCACCTACGAAGTCGTAATGGATAACATAGTGACCGTTGGTGCAGATGAGGCCGGTTGGGTTATTACTAGATCAACTCTGAACCGTAACGGTGTATTCATTACATCCGGTCTATATGACTCTGGTTACAATGGTGTAATGGCTGGTGCAATGCATGTTCGATGTGGTCCAGTTAGAATCAAGAAAGGGACACGCGTTGCTCAGTTCCTACTCTTTAAAGCAGAAGCATTGACCCTATACAATGGATCATATGGTTTGAATAGTGAGCATGATAAAAAATATACAAAGGAGTGAGTATGTCGCAAATGACTGAGGGGTTTAAGTTACAAGTTAATATTGAGGAACTACAGAAGCGTAAGTTGTTTCTTGCTGTTCCTATGTACGGTGGGCAGTGTGCTGGTATGTTCACTCGTTCTGTTGCAGACTTGTCTGCTATCTGTACCAAGCACGGTATCCAGTTGCAGTTGTTTTTCTTGTTCAACGAGTCATTGATCACACGTGCTCGTAATTACTGCGTTGATGAGTTCATGCGCTCTGGTGCAACACATTTGATGTTCATCGATGCTGATATTGGATTCAACCCACAAGACGTTATTGCTTTGTTGGCAATGCAGTCAGAAGAAAGTGAATATGATGTTATCGGTGGACCGTATCCTAAGAAATGTATTTCATGGGAAAAGATCAAGCAAGCGGTTGACAAAGGTATGGCTGATGAGGATCCGAACAGACTTGAGAAGTATGTTGGCGACTATGTGTTCAATCCAAAGACAACCTCACGTGAGATTCCTCTCAATCAACCAGTAGAGGTGTTGGAGATTGGTACTGGCTTCATGATGATTCGTCGTAAGACAATCGAAGAGTACCACAAAGCATTCCCACATCAGTGGTACAAGCCTGACCATGTTCGTACAGAGCACTTTGACGGTACTCGTGAGATTATGGCTGTGTTTGATTGTATCATCGATCCAGACTCTAAGCGTTACTTGTCTGAAGATTATATGTTCTGCTATAATGTGCAGAAGATGGGTATGAAGGTTTGGTTCTGCCCATGGATGCAATTGCAGCACGTTGGTAGTTACATCTTCGGTGGATCACTTGCTGACTTGGCATCGATTGGTGCCTCTGCAACAGCTGATCAGTCAAAGCTGAAGCACAAGAAATCGAAGTAAGTAAAAAAGGTATATTATGAAACTAAGTGCAAGAACGATTCAGATTCTGAAGAACTTTTCTCAGATCAATCAATCGTTGATCTTTGCTCCTGGTAATGAATTGAAAACGATTTCACCCCTGAAGACTATGGTAGCGAAAGCATCTATTGCGGAAACCATTCCGCAGCAGTTTGCAATTTGGGATTTGCCAAGGTTTTTGGGGGTACTTTCTCTATTCGATGATCCCGATCTTGAGATCAATGAGAAGTACATTACAATCAAGAGTGGAAAGACAAAGTTAAACTATGTCTACTGTTCACCGGAAATGATTACTCAGCCACCTAAGAAAATGGTTGATATTCCTACCGATGCAGTAGAGAAGGTACTTCCAACAGCAACGTTGCAATCAGTAATGAAAGCAGTTGGTGTGTTGCAGTTACCAGAGATTGCTTTTGTTGGCAAGGACGGTAACTTCTCAATTGAAGCACTCGATACAAAGCCAAAGAATCCTAATGATGTTACGCTGAGCAATAGTTACTCTATTGTGATTGGTGAGACGATTAAGACATTCAAGATGATTCTGAAAGCTGAAAATATTAAGATTATGAATGAGGAATATATCCTAAAGATATCTCCACAAGGTCTTTGCCATTTTAAAGGGTCTGATGTAGAATACTGGATAGTATGTGAGTCAACGTCAACGTACGTTGGATAATTGAGGTTATTATGATTCGTGATGATTTTCTCTGGGTTGAGAAGTATAGACCCAGAATAATTGATAGTGCCATTCTTCCGTCTACCCTAAAGACTACATTCCAGCAGTTTGTAGATCAGAAGAATGTTCCCAACCTACTTCTAACTGGCCGTGCTGGTGTTGGTAAGACAACAGTTGCTCGTGCTATGTTGGAAGAGTTGCAATGCGATTACATTATTATTAATGGATCGATGAACGGTAACATTGACACACTGAGAAGTGAGATAAAGGACTTTGCATCCTCTATCTCTTTCTCTGGTGGTCGTAAGTATGTTATTCTTGATGAGGCTGACTACCTCAATCCCAACTCTACACAGCCTGCACTTCGAAACTTCATGGAAGAGTATTCGAGGAACTGCGGGTTCATTCTGACGTGTAATTTTAAAAATAAAATCATTGAACCTCTTCATTCTAGATGTTCTGTTGTTGAATTCAAGATAGATAAAGAGGACAAGCCAAAGATGGCTTCTCAGTTCTATAAACGAGTCTGCAACATTCTAGATCAAGAGAGTGTGCAATATGATCAGAAAGCTGTTATCGAAGTGATCACTAAGTTCTTCCCTGACTGGAGAAGAGT